TCAAGCTGCTTGACATCAGCATGGAAACTGAGCGCGACGTGCGTCGTTTGGAAGACTTCATGGTCTCCAAAATGTTCGTCGGTCACGGTACTATGCGTCCAGAAATGGCTATCGAATTTAAGAAAGCCTAAACGATCTAAGGGGCATCCACGGGTAAAACTGTGGGTGTCCCTTTTTTTTTGAATTTGGAGAAACCCAATGCTGACAAAGATTGAAGCAGTCAACATCATTCTGAATGTCATTGGTGAGACACCAGTGTCTAGTTTGGCTAGTGGTCTGCCCGACGCTGAAGCCGCCGAACTCAAACTGGACCAGACGGTCAAAGAGGTTCTTGCAAAAGGTTGGCAACAAAACTCAGAAATCGGTATCATTCTCAGTCGCAATAGTGACAACGAAATAATGGTGCCAGACCAGTACCTACGTGTGGACACTGTGGGCGACGATAAAGACGTAAACGTGACGGTCCGCAAACACGACGGTAAACGAAAACTGTTTGATATCGGCAAGTATGTCTACACCTTCGACCGTGATCTCAAAGTAGACGTATTGATCTCGCTAGATTTCGATGCGCTAAACTTTGAGTTACAGAACTACATCGCATTCCGTGCGGCCCGTAAGTTCCAAGAGAGCGCAATGGGCAGCACGTTGCTCGACAGTTTTGCGGCTCGACAAGAGCAAGAAGGCTATGCCGCTCTGATGGACGCTGAAGCTGAGAATGAAGACAACAACATACTGACTAGCAGTTTGTATATGTCCTACGCGACATACCGCAACTCACCGATATCGGGGAGATAACAATGGGAAAACTAGTCGAACAACAGATCAAAACGCTATACCAAGGGGTCAGCCGACAACCTGATACGGTCAGGCTCCCAGGACAAGTACAAGAAGCTGACAACGTGTTGGTTTCTGTCGTGCACGGCGGTGTCGAAAGCCGTCCATCAAGCCGACATATTGCAAACATCCCTAGTATCTCCGCTAGTCACAAACCGGCGATCTACGCATACGCGCGTGATCAAGCCGAACAGTATATGATCGTGGTGAACAACAATACGATCAAAGTGTTTGATCTTGACGGTGTCGAAAAGACGGTTTCGACGCCAAACGGTGTGGGTTACATCACAAGTGCTGACATCGATGATATCTCGTTTGTCACACTGGCAGATTACACCGTGATCGCAAACTCGCAGAAAACCGTGGCGATGACTGCCAGTACCTACACCGATCCTTACAAAGCGTTGATCAACTGTAGGACTACAAACAATGCTACCAGTTATTCGATTAAAATAACGACCGGTGGATCGACCACTACCGTTTGGTCATACAGTGGGAACTCTTTAAGCGGCACAGAGGTCCAATCAAATATCAATTCGAACATCTCGTTGCCCTCTGGGTTCACTAAAACTGAACTCGACCAGACCATATTGATCCAAGGAAACGCAGCGTTTGAGATAGAACACACGGGCAGTGATGCCACATACGGGCCGTGGACGATGACTGAGGTCGTAGGTAAACGCGAGTATCTACCTCTCGACGCACCTACCGGCTACAACATCCGTGTCGGCGCAAATGTCGATGGTGAACAATTCGGATACTGGGCGCAGTTCACGCCCGACGAAGGGGGCTGGGTCGAGTCCGCTGATCCATACGCAGCTAATGCGTTCGATCTCACTACGATGCCGCACTTTTTGATCCGCAACGCTAATGGAACCTTTACGTTTAAACAGGGTGCCTACGCAGACCGAATCGCTGGTGACACAACGACCGCACCTGATCCCGATTTTGTAGGCTCTCAGATTACGGCTCTGGTCTACCATCGTAATCGGTTAGGTGTCGTTGCCGGTGAGAACATTTTCTTCTCGCAAGCTGGACACTACTTTACGTTTTGGGCTGACTTTTCAACACAATCGTTAGACAGCGATGGGTTTGGACTTACGGTGTCATCTGACACAGTGAACAAACTGCAACACGCAACGGCATTTCGTCGGTCACTCTTTCTGACAAGCGACAAAGCCCAGTTTGAAGTCTTTGGGTCTGACAAACTGTCACCATCGACTGCCAGTGTAGATCGCTCAACGACCTATCTGACTGAAACAAAATGCCGTCCAATCACGCTCGGTAACACGCTGTATTTCGCAGCGCAGTCTGGAAGAGACGCAGTGGTCTTTGAATATCAGTACGATGACACGTCGGTGTCAAACGTCGCTCAAGACATCACGCTACACGCACTGGGCTACGTTCCCGCACCAATCATCCGCATGACGGGCGATCCGACAAACGACATGATCTTTGTACTCAGTGAGAGTGAGCCAAACGCAATCTTCTGCTACAAAATGTATCTAGACGGGAACACCAAAGCGCAATCAGCTTGGACTAAATGGACGTTTGGAACTGGCACTATAATCAAATTTATACAGATCATTAACGGTGAACTGTTTATGGTCTTGACGCGCAACAGCGGCGAGACTGTGTTTGAGAAAATCTTTCTGCGCTACGAGTTGTCATCCGAAAAGCATCCCTACCAGATCAGTATGGATCGTCAATTACCACTGACGGGAAACTATTCGTCTGCCACTGGGTTGACTTCTTGGGCCACCCCTTATGCACACCAATCAGCCTCGACCGTTGTGTTGTCTACCGATTTTGCAACAGGTCTCGTTGGCGAAGTTCTAAACGTCTCGTACCCGACTACTACGACGATCACAGCGGTTGGAGACTTTAGCAGCGGGGCAGCTATCGTTGGGACCACGTTTACCTCTCGCGTAGTTCTTTCGAAGCTGTACCCGCGTGAACCTCAGAATCAAACGACCATTACGACCGGACGCTTTCAGTTAAAAAACATGAAGTTTAACTTTAAAGACACGGGCCATTTTAAGGTGCAAGTAACGCCAGAACGTCGAACCGCCAAAACTTACAAGTTTAACGGACGCCTTGTAGGCTCTGAGATTAACTTAATTGGCACAGCGGCTATCGAACCACTTGGATCATACAAGTGTCCCGTGATGTCACGATCAGACACCGTGGAAATCCAAATACTAAATGACACCGAGAAACCCATGAACATTACGAGCGTCGATTACACCGGATTGTTCAACGAAATAACGAGAGCGGGGTAACGATCATGTGCGATCCAATAACGGCGAGTCTGATGGCGGGTCAGATGTTTATGGCGCAGCAAGCACAAGACGCTGCCTATACGCAAGCTAACCAAGCGGCGGCTAGAGCCAACGCGCAGCTACAGCAAGAATACGCCGCGGCACAAGCGCAAACCAAAGCCGAATACGCTGAAACCAACCGACAAATGGCTGACGAACAATCACGCGATTTTGACGAAAAGTCAGACGCCATCCGCGCAGCAAACGAGTCGCTAGGCACAATGAGGGCAACCGAAACAGCTTTGTCGGACGCAAGTCTTGGTACGATTCTGTTTGAGGAAGCGTATGGAAATGCTCTGAACTATACGAGACTCGACAAGACCTCACAGAACGCGCTGTTGGCACTCGAAAGTCAAAAAGAGGCTGCAACGCAGAACTACATTAGTCGCACGACACTGGCTCAAAATCAGACAACCAACACGCTGGCTGAAACCCATGCGCGGAAGGTCACCGCAAAGTTACAGAAGACGTCAAGTATGCTGTCGATTGGTGCAAATACTTACGCACAGCACAAACAGTTAAGCGCGATCAAGGGAATAGGGGCATAAAATGGCTAGAATGGCTCGGTCTCAGACCAACTATCGTGGAGCNACTGGTGGTCTCGCTGGTGTCAAAACGCAATCGTTTGCTCAAGAAGTTCCACANATACAGAGCNAAGGTGCTGGGCTAGACCCGTTTCGTGGTGACCTTACGAATGCCTTTAATCAGTTCTTTGGCAGTCTAGGGAACACAGTTGGTACTTTTCAAGACGCGCACTTTCAGAACCAAAAGATCGAAGCGCAAGAGTACGCCGTGGACATGAAGAAACAAGCGACTGTCGCCGCGACTGACTATTACATGGAGAACCCAAAGTCTCGCGACGTAGGCGCAGCGTTAAACACCACGACACCCGAACAGCAAGGGAACCGTCACTTTGTGGACACCTTCAAGTCTTCCTTGGGTTCCAACATCGGGTCGCGGATGTATTCTGACTTTGCCCTCGCGCAAGCCCAACGTGCGCCTTCGAGTTTCGAAGCGAATGCCTCGCAGTACTGGCAAGACAACTACAAAGACGGTACTGATGACCCAACAGTTAACATGGCGATGCAAACCGCATGGGCCAGCAATTACGAGTCCGCACGGGTTACCGCCGCTCAAGAAACTGTTCGCCTCCAAAAGGC